ATAAAATGTAATATCATCTAATTCATTACCAATACCAGCTCCCATTGGAGGATGAATTTCAATTTCGAACATATTAGTTGTTCGAATTGAATTTTGTGAAAGTTTACCAAGAAAATTAGCTAAAGACCTTGCCATTGTATATCCTTAAAAGTTAAATATTAATTATTTTTATATATTTATTTACACTAATTAAGAAAATAAATTTTAACTGTATTCTTTTTTATAAATGTGCATAAAAAAACTAGATTTATAATAATATAAATCTAGTTTTTATGTTTAAGTTTTTAATTAACCATTAGATAGTTCTTCCCATGAACCACCGGTTCTTAGGCAAACAAATTCGATAAGGATAAATTCAATGACCTTGGTAGGTTTAATTCCGATGCGAATTCTAAGTTCATTATTATCAATAACTTCAGGTGTATTTATTGACTCGTCGCAAATTATACGATAGTCGTACATACCACCTAAATTCTTGACAATGTTGAAATATGCATCAACTTGGTCTTTGAATCTTTGTCTTGTATATGCAGTGTTAAGTTCATAGACATAATGTCTTGAAATTTGATATACATATCTTTCAAGACGTAAGAATAGTCTTCTTACATTGACTCTGTCAAATGCAGATGGTTTTACTTGGAATGTCTTTTGACCTTCAAGAATAACACCTTCATCTGGATAAGTTATTGAATAGTTCCAATTCTTTTGATAGAATGAACCAGCCTCTTGAATTGTTGGGCTAAATGATGCTTGTGGAGCATTAACAATACCACGTGTTAGACCGGCTGGAGCATCCCAATAATTATAATTAATATCAGTATTGATATAAATTCCTGCAGCATATATTGATGGAGGACACCAATAGCCAACACCTGAAAATTCATCATTTGTCCAGAACCATGTTGCATATCCTGCACCATATGAAGAATTTGTTCCAGCAGTATATCTTAATGAAGGAATCAAAGTATTGTCAATTGTATTGCTTGGTTTAGAAGATCTGATTACAGGCTTTGTTCCTTGCAATGCAAATGCTCTTGGAATATCTGCAATATACATACAATCTTTTCTTGTCTTCTTGCAGAATGTATCATACTTATTTAGAATTTCTCTCCAATATGTCGTATGTGCATTATTTGTTAGCTTATTAACAGTTTTTCCAAGAGGACCTGTTGGATCATAAGCACATTTTCCATTTTCAGTTCCAGCAATAGAACCGACAAACTGACCAATTGATGAAACACCAGCATCAACAACGATGTCAATTTGTTTTTCATTAATGTCTTTATTTAAATCAAAAATCTTATTTAATGATTTAATAATGCTAGAATAAGAAATATCTTTCTTAGTCATTGCATCATAAACACCTGCAACACCAGCAATTTGATCATTGATATAGAATATATCAGTGTCATTGTAAATCTTTCTATTTGCATCATAGACGCAATTTGAGAAGAATCTAATATAATTAGATTGTGAATTTACAATATAATCAATAAATGTTGTTGCGCTTGTTACAGGATCTTTAGCGTTCTTGTCTAATTCACCGACGAATGATTCAAGAATTGTGAAGTTTATCTTGTTTCCAGCCATTGGATCAACATAAGCCTTAAGAACCACAACACCAATCTTCTTTAGATTTTCTCTATCAAGAATTCCATTTTCATTGAAATATAATGCTGGGAATTGTGATGCGGCTCTCATTGTCAAAGAATCTCTAAATGCATTTGCATTATTTGTCTTACTAGAATCTTTAACACCTAAATTAATAGCTAAATCACTAGCTGTAACAGTAAACATATTATCTGTATTGTTTGGATAATCTGCTTTAACTGATTCAAGCTGATCAAATTTCAATGAACGTATTTCTTTTACAAGATTGTAATTTGAACCATTTTCTTCAATATTTAATAATTGTTGAGCATAAAGAGCATTTGCAGCAGTTGTAATTATTGGAACTATTCCAACACATTCTTTATAATATTCTTCTGTTGATTTCTTATAAAGTGCCTTTTTATATTTTGCTCTTGTAATATCAAAAATTAAAATTTCATTTTGTGCAGGTTCTTCTTCTCCTGATTCAAATGCATCAAATAACTGAACATCGTCATCAATATCATAAGATGCACGTATAAATTTATCTAAAACAGTTGGTGAGTATTTTTCAACTGCAACAAACTGACCTAAATCTAATAAATATTCAATAAATGAATTGAAATTATCAATTGTTGAATGAATATCATCATCAGTATTTAAAACAAAATTATCAAAATGTTCTTTTAATCTTACAAATACAATGTCTGATGAATCATTTGCTGCTGTTATTATTGGATCTGTATCATGATCTGTGGCATCTGCATCTTTCTTCTGTTTTTTATTTTTTGTAGAACGAATCTCATTTACAATAGTATTTATATTATTTAAGAAAGATTGTATTCCATTATTGACCTGTGCAATATTTTCTAATGATTTAAAAAATGTTTCATTAAATAATGCTGCAATTTTTGAATATATACCTTTAGTAAGGTCTCTTGCTCTTGTGTCATAATCCTTAATTGCTTCGATTGATTCTAGCAATTTATCCCAAATTTGACGAATTACCAATCCAGAATCATCTGCTGCACGACTTTTAACTTCATATTCATCTCTTAGATATTCAGAAAAAATACGATCTAGATTTTCAAAAATTTCATCGTTTATTAAAATTTCATCTGGACAATAATCTTTAATTTCAATAAATTTCTTTACAGTTGCATCAATTTTTGTTATTCCTGATACACGCTGATCACTTGAAAGTGGAACAGATTTATTTTCCATTCTATATCTTATAACAGGATAAAAATCAGAAAGTTCATTTGTATATGGCATTTTTGCAGTATATAGCTTTCCGCCATTATCAATTACTTCCATTGATGCTTTATAAAAATATCTTTCAGCTTCTGTTTCTGGTTCGCCATAAATATCTAACCAAGAAGATCTTGATTTAATTTCATTTGTAACATAATCTTGGCCCTTTGTCGCAAAACCGAAAACTAATGCACTACTTCCTGTTAAAGTTCTTGAATATTGAGATTTATCAACTTCAGTTATTTCTACGCCAGGCGCTTGTATTGTTCTTAAACTCATATATCTTCCTTAAAATTATTTTTATATTTTTATTTACATTAACATGATATAAAATAATTAAAAAATAAAGATCCTAGATATCTAGGATCTTTATTTTTAACGAACAATACAAGAAATATATTTTTTACATATATTGGGTTGTAACCTCTTCAATATTTGCTGATTGATTTGTGCAAATGAAATTAAGAACGACAAATTCAATATCCTTAGTTGGTTTAATACCAATTGAACAGTGCAACTCATTATTTTCGATTGTTTCGGCAGTATTATTTCTTTCATCACAAATTACATAAAAATCAATTATTCCATTATTAATTTTTATATTTTCTAAATATGCTGAAATTGCACTTCTGAAATTTGAAAATGTAATGTCAGTTAATTTTTCATATACAAATCTACGTCCAATTCTGCGTATTTCTCGTTCCATTCTTAAGAACAAACGTCTAATACTTACACGATCAAATGCAGATGCATATGTCTGGAATGTCTTTTGACCTTCAAGAATAATTCCATCGTATGGATAACTTACAGCAGAATTCCAAGAATTGATATAAATTTTTTCCATATTTTCAAAACTTGGATTAAATGCAACATCTACAACGTCATAAATTTTTCCACGGTTTAATCCAGCTGGAGCCATCCAAGTGTATGAATATCTATCGCAATATAGATAAACGTCTAATGCTTTTATTGATGGTGGTAGCCAGAAATATGTCTTTGAAAATTCATCAACACATTTGAACCAATTGCAATATCCTGCACCATAAGAAGTATTAATTCCAGTTAAATACTGAATATTAGGAATTATTTCAGTTTCAACTGTTTTTGTTAAAATTGTTGAACGTCTAACAACTTTAGAATTTCCTCTCAAACATAATGTTCTAGGTGCATCAGCAATAAACATGCAATCCTTTCTATCATTTTGACAGAAATTCTTAAATTTATCAATTATAGTTCTCCAACTTTCATATGTTTTATAATTGAATAAAATATCTTTTGCAGCATTATTGCTTGGATCATATTCAATTGCTGAATTGTCAGTTGTTGAAGATTCTTTTAATATATGTTCAATTGTTGAAATACCAGCATCAACAACAAGATCAATAACAAATGAATTACGATCAATTAAATATTTTAATAATGTATCAATATTATTTGAAATTGTGTTATAATCAATTGTAGTTGCTAATTCACTCTTAAAAAATCCAAGAGAATATGCATAATCTGAATGTGTTGCAATTAAACTGTATTTTTCAGTTTCAATCATTGAGCATAGATCTCCAGTAAAGTTTGAAAATACATTAATGTATTTAGAATTTTCATTTACAATATCATCAATATAATTTGAAGTCTTAGTTAGAGTATCTTTACTATTTTTATTTAATGAACCGACAAATGATTCAACTGGAATAAAATCAATTTTATTGTTTGCAGGATTATTTTTTAACTTAAATACTACAATACCAACTTTATGCAAATTATTTTGATCAATTTGTTTTGGTGCGATAAATGGTAATTTTGTAAAATATTGTTGTGCAATTTTACTTGGTGTTACAGTTTTTATATCAGTTGAATTTAAATCAATATTAAAGTTTGATATTATCTCAGCACCATTTAAATTCTGTATACCTGAAATATTATTAAAATCATAATCACTTGCCACAGCTGATACAGATAATATATTTTGATAAAATAGTGCATTAAATGGTGTAGTAATTATTGGTACAATTCCAATATATTCAGTTGAATTTGTTGTTGATTTATCAATTTCATATTTTGATCTTGTAATATCTACTATACAAATTTTATTTGCTAAATCATCTTTATTTCCAGTTTGGTAATTATCATAAGTATCATAATCAATATTTCCCTTATTTTCTACAGGATCTATTGTAATTTTTAAAATATCTGAACCATTTACTACACCAATTGCACTTATTTCTGTTTCTTTAATAACATCTGTAGTTGTACCAGCTTCAACAGAATATGTAATTGCTTTATATTTTGAAAATGATTCATTGCTATATGGTAATTTTACAGCAAGCATTTGAGCATTGTATTTAAAAATTATTTTTGCTGCATTATAAAAATATCTTTCAGCTTCATTTGTAGGATAACCAAATTTATTTATAAAATCTTGTAATGAATGTAAAGTTATTGGTGTTAAATCTTCTCCATGATTTGCAAAACCAAAAACTAAAACCGAATCATTTAAATAATATAAATTCCTACTATATTGTGAAACATCAATTTCATTGACTTCAACGCCAGGTGCATTAATTTTTCTAATTGTTCCCATAAATATATTCCAATTTTTTATAATAATTATTTACAATAATACGTTTTTTATAAAAAAGTAAATAATTAATGTTGAAAAAATTCGAAATACTCAGTAAAATATTAATATCTATAATATTTTAAATAGTATTTAAATATATTTATTTAAACATATTGATTATACTTATATTTAAATGTATTTTCCATTATATATGAATTTTGGAATAGTATAATTTTAAAGATTATGGAAAATATAGAATTAAAAGACAATAAAGAATTAAGCAAATATATAAAAGAGCTTAATGAAGATTTAGAGTTGACAACACAAAATCTTAGAGAAAAATCACTTTTAATTTCTACAATAAGATCAAAATGGCTTTCATATCTCTTTAAAGAAAAGGAAAATTTAGATCGAATTAAAACAACTAAAACTAAAATAATTTCTGCGCATAATTCTAGTACTGATAAAACAGTGCTTAGACTTAAATCTGAAACAATGTTTGAAGAAAATGATGAAAGAATAAAGAAATTAAATGAATTACAAAAAATAACAACTTCAAATATTGATTTTATTGAACGTGCAATGAATATTCTTAATGATTTTGTTTGGCAAATTAAAAATTGTATTGAAGTAATAAAATTACAAAATATTTAAAATTATATGTTTGAACAATATGTAGATAAAAATATTGATTTTTTTCCAAATGGAAAATTATTTAGAATAATTTTTGACAATATTTCATGTAAATTTCGTCTATTAGCACGAAATAATTCTGATCTTGAAAAAATTGTCAAAGATTTTTCTGTTGAAAATACTTCATCATTTTTTGTAAAACAGCATGGGTATTCAGCTGAAAGCAAGCTTTATATTATAAATAAATTTGGATTTTTTAGTGTTGGATTATTTTTTGAAGTTCTTCAATGGATAAAATTGCATTTTGGAACTATTAATTGCGTAGCAATTTCAAATAATGTCAATTCATTTCTTGAAGATTTTTTAATGCCATTAAAGACATTTGCAAAACGGCATAATCGTGAAACATTTGAAATTTCTAATATTTCTAAAAAATATGAATTACGTGATTATCAAAAAGAAATAATAAAATCAATTATTTTTGATGGTTTTGGTAAAGGACTATTTGAATCGCCTACTGGGTCAGGAAAAAGTTTTGTAATTGCTAATTTTATCTATACATTGCAGCAACAATATGATGCATCACTAAAATTTTTAATATTTGTTCCAAATAGACAATTAGTTGAACAATTTTATACTGATCTTCTTGATTATGGTTTTAAACAAGAAACAATTACAAGATTTACCGCTGGATTAAAGAAAAATAATGCATTTAATAAAGATGCAAAAATAATTATTGCTAATAGACAGTATATTTTTAAAAATTTAAATAAACTTCCTAAAATTGATTGTCTAATTGCAGATGAATGCCATTCAATTTCATATGGTAGTTCAACGTTTGAATTTGTTGAAAATCTTAATGCAAAATTCAAAATTGGATGTTCTGGTACAATTCCAAGAGATAAATATCAAAAATTTAATTTAATTGGGTTATTTAGCAAAATAATATATACTGAAGATATTGTAAATCTACAAAATCGTGGATTCATTAGTCAATTAAAAATAAACATTATAAATATTATAGATAAAGAAGTAAATGAAAATAAAGACTTATTATTCAATATAGATAGTACACAAAAATATGTTGAAGGTGGAAATATTGGATTTAATGATTCTTATGATGCTGAAATTGAATATATTGGTAAAAATTATAGAAAACTTTACACACCAGTTTTAAATGAGATAAACAAGCTTAATGGAAATGTTTTAGTTTTATTTGATAGAATTGAATTTGGTAAAAATATGTATTCATATTCAAATGAAACAAAAATTAGAAATTCTGAGCATTTTTATATTGATGGCAGTACAAAAGTTGAAGATCGTGAAAATATTAGAAAATTATTAGAACAAAGCAATAACAATATTTTATTTGCTGAAAGTGCTGTATTTTCAACTGGAATTAATATTAGAAATTTAAATAATATTGTCTTTATGTTTTCTGGTAAATCATTTTATAGAATATGCCAAGCAATTGGCAGAACATTAAGATTGCATAAAGACAAAGAATATGCTCAACTTATTGATGTAGTTTTTTCATTTAAGTATTCAAGAAAACATTTTAAAGAACGAATGAAAATTTATCGAGAAATGTATAACAAATACAAACCAGATAATTTAATCAAAATCGAAATATAATAAATGCCGGAAATATTTCCGGCATTTATTTTTTTAATATTTTTTTTATTTTTTACTTATCTAATTTTTTTAAAATTTGCTTACTTCTTTTTATTACTGGTTTAAAAGCTTCAGCTAAACTTTCATTTTTAGGTTCATCATCTTTTTCTTCAGATTCTTCTGAATCATCTTTCTTTTCTTCAGTTTCTTCAGATTCTTCTGAATCATCTTTCTTTTCTTCAGTTTCTTCAGATTCTTCTGAATCATCTTTCTTTTCTTCAGTTTCTTCTGAATCA